CATCGCCATCGCTTACCAATTCCTCGCAGTATCTTGACATCTCAAGAAAAGAACTATCGTCAAGGTTTTCTGTGTTTATATAATCCCCCAATCCGTATCTTGTATTAGATAATAAATCTTTCATACACCAAATAGGGTTAGCACACCATCTATCAACAAAAGTTACCCCGTCCCATATCAAAGATTCATCATTAGAAATCTTTCTATATTCTTCCGCTTCAGGATTCCAATAATAATCTTCCCAATTAACTTCTCGTGCCATATCGTCTGTTATCAACGGAACTTTTATTTTTCTTCCTCTAACAATGCAAGTAAAGTTTGGCGTTGTCCCGCTAATCTGTTCTCCAGCTAAAGCTTCAATGCCTAATAAAGCAACGTTAGGATACGCAAGGTCTTCCGTAGTTATTTCATCAACAGTAGTTAAGAATAAATCTCCTACTTTCTGCGGGTCTAACGAACTATCTTCTGATGTTCTTGTAATCCTTATGTCATATTTCCCAGCGGTTAATCCGCTTTTTCTAAACATCCGTTTTAATGCCGACCTTGTAATACCGCTTATTGTAGTTAATCCCAAATTTATATAGTCAGGGTCAGAATGCAATTTATATTCTACACGATACGTTACGCTCCAAGAAGATAATCCGCCATCTTGAGCCACTTGAAAAATACCGTTCGATAAAGATAAAGTCAATTCAAATGCTTCAATATCATTCCCAGAAGTAGTATAAACATACGAATTATTTCTCGTTAAGGTAACAGATAAAGATGTCGGATTATGCAGGTCTGTAAAATTAGGAATGATAGATTGATTATTTGTCCCCATTCTTTTTACTTGCGTTATTCCTGTAAAATTAGACGCTGGATTACCATTTATCTCCAAATCAGAAATGCTTTCTATTTCCCCTTCGCATAAAGCAAGAAGAACGTTAAGATAATTCTTATCTCCATCCGTTCTTATGTATTGATTGATTATGTTCCCGCCTACCTTATGTTCTCCATATACGATAGGGATTGGAATTCCCGCCGACATTGTAGTTTGAACACCATCCCAAGAATAAGTAGGAGAATCTTCATCAATCCCAGACGTTCCATAAGACTTCTTTCTTGTCATCGAGAAATACGAATAACAAGCGTAAACATAAAGAGCAGTTAAAAGAGGATGAACAGTAACCGACCACCAAATAATATCTACGATTATTCCTATTACGCCTATGATGTCTTTGACTTTATCTGTTACTGTTATAACATCTCCGTCGGATAAAGTATCATAAAGCCATTTATCCCCCGAAGATACAATAATATTTTTATTCTTATATTCTATCTTTGAATCATCAAGATAATCCGAAACCCTGTAATTAAAACTAAACGGGACTTCGACTTCGGTTATATCCGTGTGTTCAAATATGTTTTTTATATATCTTACTTTAATCATTCTTTTCCCCTTAGATGATAAAACCCTGCGACTCTATCTTTCCATAATGCCGAGAAATAATTAGAAACAATAACACCAGCAATACAACAATGAATAAAATCTCCTTTTCCCAAATATACGCCAGCGTGGCTGTTTATCCCTTTTGAATTCTTGAATAAAATAACATCAAGAAACTTCGGCTTATCCACCCTATCCCATTGTTTCGCATAATTCTCCGCTATGTAATTATGCCCTTTATATTGCCACTTCTTATCATACTTAAAATCAGCGTCAATTAAATCATACCCAAAGTCTTTATAAATACACATTAAAAGCCCATAACAATCAAGCCCGCTTAAATCCCTTCCCATATTAACATACTTAATTCCAAGATATTTATTAACAATCTCTTGTCTTGTCATACAAAAATTCTTTTCCCGTTCGCAGGTATTGAAGGAAACCCGCCATACCTTAGAACATTATTCATAACATCCCTACATTCTTGTTTTGTCTTCTTGCAAGATGTAACTGTTCCTGTGTATCCGCATTCGGAAGACTTGAACCGCCACCTACAATAATTTCTATTGTATGTCCCGAAAGGAAGCTGAACATCTAATAAATCAAATTTCGATGTTAACTTAAAATTAACAACTTTTTCATTTGCGTTATATGAATCTATATAAAAAGTAAATTTTATTTTATTTTCTGCTTCATCTAATCTATCCGCCCAGACAAGCATTATCTCAATTTTCTTCCCCCTGAAATCATACGCCTCAAGATACGCTTGCATAAACCTTGACACATTAGAAATCTGAACATCAAAAGAATCTATTTCTCCTGATGAATTCTCGCCTATCTCTGAATGTTTTATTGGAAACTTTTGGTAGGTTATTCCGTCGAAGATAATGTTTGTGTCGCTTTCTGCAAAGTATAAATTAGAACCAGCTCCGTCGTAGTCAAATATGGTATATAAATATATGGGCTTATTCGTTAACTTATTCTTTTCTTCAATAAAATTAACATCCATATCATACATAATACCCTCGCTTTTTATTTCACTTCAATCAACGAAAACTCAAAATCAAATAATCCAAAAGAATTGTTTGCGTATGTTATACTGTCTTCTGCAAATCTTACATTATATATTTCATTATCTAAAGCGTTTAACCACGAAAAAGAACCAAACGCACCTTTATTTGAATTGAATAAATCAAGGATTATATCTAAATCATCGGAAGACCTATTCTTAAAGAATAACCGCCAAGATTTACGGCTTGAATACCAAGCTGGTCGTCGTTGTTCCACACCATTCTCAAATTCAGATATTAAAGTCTTATATTCTGGCTTTATTTCCATCCCGAAGTCAGGAGCTAATTCTAAATCTGCCATACTTCCCCCTTATGTATATTTTAACGTTGTCCGTCTCACACCAGCATTTGTCGCCATAGCATTTTCAATTATTCCTTCAATAGCTTTCCTGTTCTTGTATATATCCGCAAAATCCCAAGCTTTAATTATAAGAATTGGCTGTGAACCAGAACTTTCAACGTTTCCTTTGTTTAATCTATTGAACCCTTGTTCTCCTAACGCCCTCATTCCTTTTCTTGATATAATCCCTTCCCCCGATTGTGCTATTATAGGGACTTCATCTCTTGCTAACATTCCAGAATGAGCTTTCTTTACTATCCCGCCCTGATGAAAAGATATTAAATTAAACGCTGGATGTATTGCAGACAACATTTTTGTTATGATTAACTTTGCAATTATCTGCGAAATAATCTGCATCATACTTCTACCGAAATCAGCAAAGACGTTTTTTAACTTAACAGTTTCTCCTGTAAATACTTTAAAGAACCCTTCGCTAAAAGCTGACTCCATAGCCCCAGCGGTCTTCGTTGCCATCAATTCCATACCATCAATGTTTTCTTTAAACTTTTGAATATGGACATCTTTTCCTAAAGACTCTTGGAACTGTTTCATCTTTAAAATCATATTGTCAAGGTCGGTTTCCCATTTGCTATTTCCAGAAAAAGCCTTTCCTAAGTCTTGAGCTAATCCTTCTCCAACCTTCGTCGCTGTATCAGCTACGCCTTGAAGCCCTTCTTTTAATCCGCCAAGACTTCCTTTAGATTCTTTCGCTAACGCCCCGAGAACGCTTGGCAAATAAGATAAAACATTTAATGTCTTCTCTAAAAATCCAATTAAATCAATCAACGCTTGAGATATTCCAACGATGACAGATGATACAATAACACCCATTCCCTTGAACGCTATTTCATAGACATTCGCAACGCTAATGCCCATCTTCTCAAGAACTACCATTACCGCAATTATTCCAGCGATTGCAACGATTACTTGAGGCATAGTAGCACCAGAAAGTATCGCCATCTTCGAAATCAATGACGCAATAACGCCAGAAACTGTTATTAGATTTCCTATAAACATTCCTAATACCCCGACGACAACAAGAATCCCGCCCGACCATAAAGCAAAATTAACAATAGATTCTTTTGTCTTTGAGTCTAAATCTGTCCATATCTTTGTAAGATTTGCCAATGCGGTTGTGAACTTGTTTACCGTTGGTAGCATAGCTTCTGCGATTGATACATTAAGCCCTGTAAAAACATTATTCAGCCTTTCCATTTCACGGCTGACAGATAATGAATATGATTGTGCGGACTTAAAAGCTACTGCGAGAGGCGTTATAAAAGACGATCCAACAAAAGTTATGTTCTTTGAGATATATCCTATTTCTCTCCCAAGCTGTTTTAAGTTTGTCCCTGCGGTCTTCAAATCAGAACTAAATTTTTGTATCCCTTGCATGTTAATCTTTATATTTATGTCTTTACTTGCCATAATCTTTTTCCATCCTTGACATAATATTACTAATAATTGTAATTAAAGAACTGAACTTTGCTGTTTGGTCTAAAAATCCGTTCTCATTCGGCAAAAATCCGTTCTTGTATTCAAAATAGCATTGAAGATATAGAGATATTGAATCATCAATATATTTCAAAGGGCATTTATCAATAATAAATCCTTCAATCTTTCTTTCAATCCCACCATTACATCCACGAGAATTTTTCATCTCGGTGTTGCACTTTTGGCAATCAAGGTCATTAAACTGAGCCCAGATTGCCAAAGTTAGTTTTTTATTTCTTGCCCCGTCGGAAAACTCATTGATATAATCTTCTCAACTATCTCTACCAAAACAGGCAATTCAATTAAATCTAAAACGCTGTCATCAATGTTATTATAATCTTTCCCGTCGAGATTTTTGATTTCTTTAAGGCACGCCTTAATAATATCAAACATCTTTTCTTGAATGACTTTGTTATCTATGCTTCCATCATTAGATTGAACGCCAGAAGCTATAGCAAATTTCTGCCTATTAGTCATATTTCCAAGAACAAAAATAGTCGGATTATCTCCTTTGTCTATCTTAGAAATAAAATTAAATCGTTCTTTCACATCAATTCCTTTTAGCATAGACATCCTTTCTATTCGAACTTCAGAATAAGCTCATCGTTTCCTGCGTCTTTAGATAATGAAAAAGGAATATCTAAAGCTCTTAATCCATTCCTATCTCCATCACCAACGCTATCTAATGTAAGCTTAGGAGCTGTTATTGTAAGCTTATTCCCATTTGCAGAACCAATAACAAGACTTAATGCTCTTGCTGTGGCTCCTACAAAGTCTGATTGAAAGTTATAAGTTGACATAGATACTGCTTCAGGATTCAATGACCCGCTCGGCTTTCTTGCTGTAATAATAAATCCTTTAATCCCGCCAACAGAATTTATGTCATCTTGCTCAACAATCTCATTATTCAAATCAATATTTACAGCTTGAACAATCAAAGAGTTTACTGAATTCAAAGTGAATAATGAGCTTTCAACAATCGGCGGTAACGTTGTTTCATAGGTCGGAGCAGTAGGATTAACAACATCCGTAGGTGCGTTATAAAGCCCCTTCATATCAAAAGACATAATTCCAATCCCGCCAGCTTCAATTTTTAGCGACATCGTTCCCCTAACGCCTGTTATCTTATGGAGAATAGAACTTGATGAAGATACTTGGTCATAAGCATATATTGTTACTGACTTATGGCTTTGTGGGTTCGCTGGAGAATATGTAACGCTTGAACCCGCTGAGACGACTTCAGCAAATCCGCACGCTTCTAATAAATCTCCTACCCTTGAAGCTGTTCCTTTTGTACCGCCACCTTTAATTTCGACATCGAAGGAACATTTAATCCATCTCTTTCCCATCAACGGAGATAATGGAGATATATTATTCCTCATCGTGTCCCGTTCTTGCTTATCGCCTTCATAACTTATATCGAAGTTCATAACTTCGATAGCGTTTGCCGAAGGCGTAGGCGTAGGGTCTGTCCCGTAAGTTGCCTCTTCCTTTACTAAAACAAATCTGTTCTTCGTTAACATCTTATTCCCCCCTTTTATTATGTTCTTGTTAAAGATTCTTGCTGAAATAGAATATCAACAATTATATTACACGTTCTTGTCGGATATTCTATTATCTCATAACGAGTTTCTTTTATATTCGTATCAATAACAATTCCGCCGATAGTTATATCTTCGCTAATAGCTTTTTTAATATTATTTTCAAGCTCTAATAAATCCTCAAGCTGTAAGTCTTTATCGTGCTGTTGCGTTATCCCTATAACTGCGACCTGAAATGTTAGTCTTTGTCTTCCATAAACAATACCGCTTTCAGAAATCATCAATGGCTCAATAACTATTGTAGGATATTGAGCAACATTATCTCTTACACCAAGAAGAATATTCCCGTCATCTACATTTCTTAATGCAGAACTATTTCTAAGAGATGTCTGCAACGCAAGAATAATTGTTTTAGGATTGCTCATATCTTTATTGCCTTTCTCATTGTATCAACTAAAATGTTATAAGCTTCTTCTCCATATTCCTGAACCGTTCTTTGCATATACTTAAACGCTGGTATTTTTACCGACCTTTTCAAAAGAAATAAAGCGTCAACCTTCCCATTATGTTTCTTCCCATAAATAATAAGCCCGCCTCTTTTTCCTCTTTTGATAAACGACTCTTCGTATTCACTAATTCCGTTCCTTACTTCATTGGCGGTAAATTTTAACGTTCCTTTCTTAGTCAATGCCTTCGGCAATGGAACGGTTAACATCTTTCCTTTTGCCCTTATTGTTCCGCCCTCTTCTAAAATATTAGCATACTTTACTCTTTCCCCCGTCCTAACACCAGAACCAACAATTCCTACAAGATTATCTCCTTCTCTTACAACTATTGAACTAATACTGCCTCTTAATCTTCCGCCTCTTGTTTTAAGAATCCTATTCGTTACATTCTCCCTTAACTTAGATGCTAAAAATATCGTCGCCATTGTAAGCCCTTTATACAGCGGGCTTTTAATATCCTCTGGTCGCAAAGATTCCAAAGACTTAATAACTCTATTGACTTGATTAGAGTCAACGCTAATCGTAATCATATCTTAAATGTCTATCTGCAAGCTTATATGCTTTGCTTACATTTTCATTATAACTTAACAATTCTCCTGTAACAGCATTTATTCGCCCTTGACTTCGCAAGAATGACGCAGAAGCAATCTCTAAAACAGCTTGTATCAAATCTTTCGGCATAGGCGTTTCGCCTTTATCTATGTCCGTTCCATATCCGCCACGATATAAAACCTTTATAGCGTCATTCCCGCCGATAAACAACCCGTCATTTGTAATAATGCCTGATTCTTTATCAACCGAATAATCTTCAGGAGAAACTAAAGTTTCAGGACTAAAAATCCTATTTGCGTCATCATAGATAGCAACAACTTCAATAATAGGCGTTTCTTTTACCATTATTGATTTCCTGTTCCGCCCGTTCTTTATCTCTGTAAAATCGCCTACCTCAAACTTCCTTCCACAATATCTTTTTATTTCTTCATCTGCCGACCTTAAATTTTCAAATAGTAATACGTCGCTTGTGTTATTAGTAATATTTAAGAACTGCTTTAAGTCTTCTAACCTTGCTATCATTTTACCCCCTTTAAGATTTCGTATAAACGAAAAGCACTTTTGTCCCAAGTAAACTTTGAATGAATTCTCTCGCTTGCACGCTTTCCTTTTTCATACGCTTCTTTATACCTCATCATTACATAAACCATCTTTTCAATTAAATCTTTTGTATCAACAACAGCTCCCTTTGCACTTATTTTATAATTCTCAAGATTCTGCTCAATCATTGAAAACTTCAAAGGATACCCAACAGTTTTATCAAAATATTCTTCAACCCCCGTTACTTGTGTCGCTATGCAAGGACATCCTGTCGCCATAGCTTCTGTTAAAGTTAATCCCCACCCTTCACCTACCGTTGGCATTAAAAAACAATTAGCAGAACAATATAAGTTATATAATTCTTCTCTTGGAACTTTTCGTGTATCAACAAAAATATTTTTATGTTTTCCAAGAATTCTTATACTGTCAGCATACTTCCTTAATGGCAACCTTCTCAACATATTTATTGTAGCACTACGTATATCATTTTTACAACCATCAATTCGAAATATTTGCTTCCTATGTTTCCACACGTTTTTGAAGAATTCTTTGAAATTTAACTTGTGCATAGTTGTCTTCAAATAAATTTCAACGTTCGGGAAACCTTCAAAAACTTTTATTGCTTCAAGAACAGAAAAATATCCTTTTCGAGGATTAGGTGCTCCAACCCAAAGAAACCTGAATTTCCCGTCGGCATTATAATTCTTTGCCCTGTCATAAAACTGAAAAGTGTTTGGCTCAATTCCTTCCCAACATACTTCAACCTTTTTATGCGGTAATGCTTTCTTAAATAAATCTTTGCAGAACTTACAAGGAACAATTATGGAATACGCTTTCTCACATCCTTCAATATATGACTTTGGAAGAGTATCAAATTCCCACATCGTATTATGCGATAAAAACCCTTCAGCTATTAACGTTCCTGTTGTTGTTAACGTCCCTATCAATTCTTGATTTTCTATTGGGATTATTTCAATTATCTCTCCTTCATTTTGCATTCTATGCGACCACGTCCTTTGCCCTTCCCATAAATATTTTACTTTTTCTAATAATCTCTTTGGTCTTATCATCCCTACAAATTTTAATCCTTGATGTATTTGAACCGAATAACAAGAACTATTTGGATATTTTTTATTTTTATTTCTACTCTTATTGTATGTAAATCCAAATTTTTCAATTAAAGAACAAGCGTAATCAAGAACATTTCCTTCGTTCTGTGCAAAACCTAAAGCATTTCCATTTCCACAATTTCCTATATACCCTTCTCCATCGAGAAATCCAGACATCCAACCTGCTTCATAACTTTTTAATTCTTCCCATACAGGAAAAGTCTTAACTATCTTATCTCCTGCCCTTAAATCTTCTGTCGCAGACCAAACCCTTGTTCCTTTATTCTTATTTCCTCTCTTGATAACCCATTTATGATTCGGACTTGCAATCAAATCGCCTTCAGTTGTTCTTATTTTATATGCTTTACCTATAAAATTGCTTGTTCCTCTAACTATCGTTCTATGATATTTATTGTTTTTCCCGAGATTCTCATCAAATCCAACAAGCTCATCGCCAATCTTTACATCTTTTATTTTAACCCATCGCATATCAGACGTAAGAACTCTTGTTTCTGGAGAAAGACAAAATAAAATATTTTTCTTGCCCGCAATAGGCCTAAACCAATCCGCAGAAACTATGTGTAAAGCAATCTCAGAAGTATCATCGAAATCAATATACGGTTCACAATATTTCTTCATCATCATATTGTGCGTTCCGTATCCTAACGCATTTGATACTTTATCATCTTTGTCCGCAACAACCCAATGTATTTTCAGCTTTTCCATTTTTAGTTATAATTCCTTTCCTTATTTCAGACGCTTCTCTCTCGCAAATAGGACACAATATTTTTATGCTCGGGATTGCCTTAAATGTTTTATGGCATTTGTAACAATGATAATCTGACATCCTTAAATTAAACATTTTGCGTTCTCCACTTTAACTTTATCTTTATTGCAACCAGCACATTTATTGTAATCCTCGCAGTATTCCCACGAAGGTAATAAATTGAAATCCTCGTCTAAAATATTTCCTATCGGCGGAATGTCTTTTATTTTATCGTTGATACATCTATAAGCTTTCCCGTCAGGGAATACTGTTAAATGATTAACTCCGCCACTACAATTTACAGGTCTTACTTCATCAATAAATGCGTTCATTCTGTCCGCCCCTGTAAACATTTGGACAAACTTTTTCTCTTGCTCATTCATTTCAAACGGCTTATATGGTGTTTGGCTATACGGGTCAATATGAACATTTATTCCGATATTATTGAAATGAGATTTTAAATACGGAATCATAAACATCTGCTCGGGATACGCCACAATGTTTATAGTGATATTAAATCCTCTCATCGATAAAAGCATAGCTTTCCCCGTGAAATGTAATATATTAAGATTCTGCGTAGGATGAAAAGATAAAGTCATTGAGAAAACTTTTTCGGGACTAACTTTCTGAACGAACTCTGTCAAATCTTGTTTAATATTCGTCGTAATGGCTATCTTTGCGGAAATCTTATTTACCATTTCAATAAAATTCGGCTGGAGAAAAGGTTCTCCGCCCGTTATATCAATAACATCGAAATTTAATCTATTCCACGCTTCAACCCATTTCATAGAATCAATGTAAGGTTCTGGCTTGAATTCTCCTCTCTCTTGTCTTTGCCTTTCCCAGCAATTTTTTGATAAGAAGCCATTAACAATATAATTCCCTGTTTCTGTTGTTAAAGAATATACACGCTTAAAACCGCTATGCGTTTTCCTTAAAACCTTTGTTGATGTTGATATTCTGCCTAATTTTGATATGCTTCTTTTTCTTGATATTGCACAATTAACAAGATTGAGAAACCTTACCTGTTCCGCCTTCTTAATAATCCTAAAATCTTTTGTTCCGTTGCTTCTTATATCAACTCTGCATTCAAAATTAAAATGCTTTAAAACAGACTTAATTTGTGATTTCGTAGGCTCTTTTTTTTGCGTGATATGAATAACGTCTGTCAAAGAACCTTCGCTATCATATATCCCAGATAGCCAGCCACGCTTAAATTCATCGCTTGATTCTTCAGTCAAAGAATTTTTAAGGAAGGCGTATGTTTTCTTTTTAAATGACCTTATCCCGAACATTCTACATTCTTTCTTATTCTGTTTTGTCGTCGATATATATTCAAACTCATTCATTTTAAAACCAAAATATAACAGATAATCTCTAACCCTATCAACCATTTCTTTGTCTATTGTACGAAACAATGATTGATAATCGGCGTATTTTTTTATAGAACCCTTTACGCTTTTCTCCCTAAAAAATAAACATCCATCGCCAGCAAAAGCTCCGTGCAAATATCCCATCTTGAAATCATCTGTTATTTTATTCTCTATTGGCTTTACAGTATCAAACATCTTCATTCCTTCATAAGCTATTTGATAACTTCGTCCATTCCACCAATGATGGTCAGTCGAACATTCAACGCTTCGTCCGTTTTCAAGAAAAACATTGTTGCATTCTGCTTCCCTGTTCCCAATGGCTAAAACCTTTGATTCAACAAAGATATGATGTTTTCCTTTACTAGATTTCTTAAATCCGATAATAGTATCGCCAACCTTTACATCTTCAATTTTTTTGCAGGACATATCTGCCATTAAAATTAAAGAGCCAGCAGGACTACAATACGGACAATTCATATTACAATTCATAGTAATAAACCAGACTGCACTTTTCATAATTAAACCTTTCTTGATTTTATAAACACTCTGTCATTGTTATATTCTTTTATTGCCTCAATAATAAATCCGTTATTTATTAAATCGTTTTTAAGATATTCTACCGTCGGGACGAAATAATTGCTTCTGTCATTGTGATATACTTTGTTTTCCCCGTAATGCTCGCACTCTCTTCCAACCGCTGATTCAAGATATAATACCCCGCCTTTATTCAATAGACTATTTATTTTCGGAAGGCTTAAAGCATAATCTTTTAGATGATAATATACACCAAGAAATAATACTACATCGAACATACCTTTAACGTCAAAGAAATTTCCTTTTATAAATGTGGCTTCTAATCCAAGAACGCTTTTAATGAAATTCGCTTGCTCAATAGCTCTTTGGAATGAGAATGTCGTTGCTTCAGGTTGCTCTCTATCTATTCCCAGCACGTCCGCACCCATCTCAGCAAACTTAAAACTAAAGAACCCAGCATTACACCCAATATCTAATACCTTGCCTTTTGTTATATCAACATAAGGTGATATAATCTCCCATAGATTTTGAGGGTAATTATCGTTCCAACTATTTCCTGTGATTGGCTTTGTTCTTATTCCGTGAAGGATAAAATTGTGGAAGAAGGGACTTAATTTTTGTATTTCAGATAATATGTCCATCGTTTCCTTTAAAGAAAGCGGGGGATATTCTCCCCCGCAATCCTACTCTCACTCAACTTATACAATTAAGGAGTTGTAATTCTTGCAAACGCACTCGCACGTCCGATTGCCATAGCCCATCGAGTAACCATTCTGAACTGTGTTTCATTATAGTCAAATCGACTATATGGGTTACTTTCAAGAACCATAGAACCTTGTCGTCGGGCAATTATAAATTTCTTGAAATCTCCAAACACGCCCATAAGCTTTCCAGCTCCGTCTGTATTCGCAATATTCTCTGTCAACGCATACGGGAATCCGTATATCGTTCCAGGAACATTCATTCCAGGGTTAGCAAAGATTGGTTGTCCGTTCGTGTCTTTCAATGAGCGAATATAATGCAAAGCTAATCTTCCGACAAGCATTCTTGCATTAACTAAATCGCCCTGTTCTAACTTCGAAATCAATAAAGACAAATCGCTCGCTGTGATAGCCGACATAGCACCTGTCGCTGTATTCACAATGTTAGTAACTGCTGACGTCCCTAAACCAGAAACAGGGTCGCCCGTTCCGTTAATCATCTGGTTATCTAATTCTATCGCTATCCCGTATGACATTTGCTTAGTAATTAACCCAACAACGTCAATGGCTGAATCTTGAAGCAATTCATTAGTAACCGCAGTATAACCAGTAAGCTTTTTAGCTTGTAGATTCACTTGGGCTAACGTTGCATCAGCTTGAGACATTTGAGCCGATTCGCCTTTCCACGCCATCGCTGGACGTGTAAGCTCTGCTGGAACATATAGCTGGTCGCTATTCATAGTTAGAATAGTGGCTAACTGTAACGCATAGCTTTGGTTTTCGGCTAATCGAATAATGTCCCATTGAAATTCATCTGGAACTAAATAAGCACCTTGTGAGCCAGTGGTTTCGTTCATTGTCGCTTTGCAAATAAAATCTAACATCGCCTTTACGAAAGCGTCAACCTTCTCTTCACTACGAAATGCTTCAAACATCGCAGGGCTTTTTCCAGCCAACTCACGAATAAATTGTGCTTGTTTTTCAATTCGGCGTCCGTTATGAATCTTCGGAATGGAATTGATATATGGAGCAACAACTTTGTCTAAAGGCATTTTCTCAATCTTTTCTAAACGAGAAGAATTCTCATTCCCCTTTGCTTCCAACCCTTCCAACTTTTTTGAAATTGGGTCAAGGTTCTTTTGAAACAATGATTCTAATTCTTTTATGTCCATTTTTCCTTTTATTCCCCTTTGTTAAATATTTTTTGAATAGTTTTCTGTAATACCTCAACGATTTCATCAGCGTTAAGAACAGGAATAGAAATATTTTTCCCCTGCTCAGCTATGATTTCGCTATAATGCTTTGCTTCTAAATCACATTTCGTTCCGCATAGGCAGACTAATTCCATCTCGTCAATGCCTTTAGCAAAGACGTTTCCGCATTTAGAACATACCCATTGGAACGCTTTATCTTCCACTTTTTCAACCTTTTCTTCTTTCTTGTTTTCAACTTTCTTTTCTTCAACTTTCTTTTCTTCGGCTTTGAAGAACACATCGCCATCAAAACTTTTCCCAACCATTTCGCAGATTTCTATTTCTTCTTTTGCTCTTTCAACAGACATCTGTAATGCCCCTCTATTCGAAGGAACTAATACTTGAGAAATTTCAAGTAATTCAACATCAGTAAATTTTCTCCCGACATATCTCATATTCCCAGATTCATCTTTTTCTTGCATAATCTCGCTTTCGTGTCCTATAAATCCGACGGAGAAACTCGCAATTCCTTTTTGTGCTAATACCCAAGCCCAATCTGCTTCAGGATTTCCAAGCCCTGCGTAATATTTGAACGTCGCCTCTAATCCTTTTTCTGTAACCGAAATCCCTATCGCTTCGCCTATCTGTTTTCTCAAGTCTTGATAATTATGACTTGATAATAAAATAGGATGTTCTTTATAAACTTTTAACCGCCTCTCAAAAGCACTCGGAAGAATAACATCGCCATCTCTATCCTGTTTCTTCGTGCTAACTATTGCCTCGACGGTAAACTTCTCATTATCAACTTTTTTAATCTCTGCTTTGAAAATCTTGAAAATCTTTTCCATAAAGAAATTTCCCCCTTAGCTTATTTTTATCACTTAGATAAATTCTTTTCAACCTTTATTTTCAATATTTTATATAACAGGTTGTAATACACATCTGCAATTTATTACTTCTTCAGCACCGCCATCTTGGTCGCTCGGATACATACATCCATTCTGAAATTTCTCGTGCAACGGAATCTCTCCTTGCTGTTCACATTCAACGTGAGATTCTCTTACTTCTTCATCTTGAGCTGTTAACCATTGTTTATTCTCAATACCGACTTCATCATAATAAATAAAACTTCCACCATTAACAGCTCCAGCGGTTTCTGTTACTGCTATTGTTCTCGCCCTCGATGACAAAGTATTAAATGATGTCCTTAAATCCTCTCTTACCTTCTGCCCAAGAGAAATAATATCAACCGCCATCTGACTTGTAGATTGCCCTTCAGCAATCCCGACTCTTATTGTTTCTTTAATCTTTCTCTCCGTTACCCTGTTAATATCTTTTATCTTATCAACCCTCAAAACAAGATAACTCGCTAACTTGCTGTTCAGAATATCATCAGCGATACTTTTCCCGACATACCTTTTACCAATATCAACACCTGCCTTAATTCCTGCTTCAATGATAGGAAGCGATATTTTCTTTAATTCCTCATCGGCTTTAACCCAATCAATATTTACTTTCCCATTTGATAAATCAGCGTCGGAAGTAGATAATGCCTGTTTTCTTAAATTGTAAAAAAACTTTTTTAGCTTATTAAAATAAGTTATCTGTAATTGCGAATGGACACCTTTGAACGCTTTTAGGAGCATAAGTTGTTTCATTGTCCTCTCCGCCTTGAATCCTTTCTCGCCAGAAACTTCTTCTTCCTCTGTGTCTTCTTTATCAAATCCCATATTCATAACTTCTCGGGCTGGAATCATCATCCCGTTTATCCACCATTCATCACGCCAAGATTCATCGTTGAATCCTAAATCTAATTTCTCAGCGATTTCATTTGCAGTAAATCCCATATCAAATAAAACCTTTGCTGTTGAAACTTTTTGATTAAAGTCTTCTTGGAACGCTGGAACATTTTTCAAGTCAAATCTAAATAATATGTTCGGGTTTATTCGGTTAATTAGATGAACATTTATAGCGTCTTCGAACTTTCTTAATATCGGGATAATCGTGTATATCCAAAACATTTTCATCTGCCCTGTAAATGTGGCATAGTTTAAGTCGTCTGTAATATTAAACAATGCTTTAGGTGCCTTCCATATCCCGAGAATCTCTTCCCGAGTAAACCTTTTCTGTTCAATGAAATCCATATCTTTATGTGTCTGCGAAATCGTTGTAAACTTTAATCCGCCCTCAAGGAGGCCTGGACGAAAAGAATTCCCAGCTCCTCGATGTTTAGAATCCCACCAATCAATAAGACGCTTTTTCTGTTCTTCGGTTAAATTCTTTTCCGATGAAAGTATTGCGTTAGGCGTTGCGTCGTTCAAAAAGAAGTTTAGGTTATACTCTAAAGACTTTTCATCAATAGCAATCTCGTCTAAAATAGCACTAAGCGGTTTTTGTCCTCTATAAAAATTGTATGGATTAAAATCTTTTGTATGAATAATCTCATCAACACTAAACTGCGAATCAATGTATCTCCAAAAGGCGATTCTCTTTGTTAGATTATCAACCTGTTCTTTCATATATTCGGGATTAAAAACTTCAAGCCCTAACGGAATACTAATCCTTCCCGTTACATTTCCTATGCTTTGTATTTTATGAATAAACCCCTCGCCATATAAACAATAAAATCCAACCCACTCTTGAATAAAATCAGAAAAAGATTGCCTGTCATTAGGGTTTTCAAACAAAGCTTTTAATTCGGAAACACTATCCCCGCTTGTTAATTCTTTCCCTGTCTTCTTATCATAAAAAGCAGGGACGCTTTGCGAGGCATTGTCGCAAATAGCTTTTACAGGTTTATACACGCTTGATACTGTAGCATAAGGTTTCGGACTAAATGACGACATTCCAGAAAAATCTTTTGCTTTTAACCATAACCTATCAAACGTGCTTCCAGACTTTTTAATAGATTCTTCTAAAATCTTTATAGCTTCTTCATCCGAAATAACTTTTGAATTGTCTTTCTTTTCTTTAGAAATGTTAATCCCGAACAATTTCATTGTCCTCTCCTTTTTTAGTATTCGAAGCTAATGCTTCATACCTATAAAAAACTTATTCTCGGCTCGACGTTTCTTTCTACGCCCCATAATGCAAGAGCAAGAGCAATAACACAATCATCGTGTTTTCCTTCAGGAGCAGAATATCTAACATTATTCAACGATTTTGTTTCAACTGAAAATTCAATAAGCTCTTCAATCAACTCTGGAATGTCAGGATAAGAAACCTTCTTCTGCTCAATGCAAATAATTAAATTCTCAATAAGCTGTTGCTTACTCTTGCTACTAAAAACAAATCCTAACCTGTCCCCGTCCTTTTCAAAAAATACATCACATCCTTCACGCTCTAAGTCTTCAACAATAGGGTCGCCAACACCTGTGCTGTCAGGAACAATCGTCGCATTATTATACATCCTCGCAACTGCGATTATTCTCGACTTCTGAAGAAACCAACTCGTTTCATTAAATCTTTCAAAATAAACTACCTGTCGAGTGCTCTTTTTTATTACTACAATTACAGTATAATCAAGATACTTCGCCAAGTCAACCCCGAGAATATAATTTTCTCCACCAATAACGTCTTCTAATTTCCCGCCGATACATCCTCGAATAAATATTTCTCTTATTGCTTTCCCTTCGGCTTCTACATCCCAATCATTAAGAACAAACCTTTTGTATATCTCTGGCTTAATAAACTTTAATTTCTCTAATCCTTCGATATAATCAGGAGCTTGACTATTAAGAACATCAATGTTGTCATAAGTCGTCGCTTCAATAAGATGAAAGTCTTTATCTTTTGAATTGTTTTGTTTCCATAAATTATAAATCCAATTCCGCCCTCGAACATTCCCAATTATAAATCCCGTGTGCAAAGGAAGCCCTAAAGACTTAAATGTTTCATCTGGGACAACTTTTCTTCGAAGTCTTCCCCAAAGAGTAAAGAATTCTTTATCTGTCGGCATTTCTTCCGCCTGTTCAATAAAGAACCATCCTAAATTCATATTTTGGATATTATTTATTTCTTCAAGATGTCGGAAAGATATTATCGAATGATTTCTTAATACTACATCTCTCCTTGAATTCACTTTAAGCTTTGTATTTGATTCAAAGTCTTTCATCGTAGAATCACGAAGGTCGGTAAGCTCTTTCCTGAAAATTACCCCGTGATTAAATGGGATATGCTCTGAATATATCATAACTCTCAATATAGCAAGAAGAGTCTTCCCCGTCCCCCAAGCCGAAATCATCGCAGGGTTCTTCGCCTTACTATAAAGAAATTCGTCTTGAAATGGCTTAAGGATTATCTCTTTCAAGAAAAGCTCCAACGTCTTTTATACTTTTATCCTCAATCATCGCAGGCGGTCTTATTATTACAATATGATGTTCTTCTTCTGAGGAAACATCTAACTCGTGTCTATCTCTCCATCTGTTTACATCCCGATTCTTTAAGAAGAATATCTGTGCGGTTGTATTCCCTGCAACAGCGTCCCTATATAAAGCGTCCTCTACAATACAGATGCGGCTATCATAAATTGCCTTTGTTATATTATCAAGACGCTTATTCTCTTTTCTCCAACGCCAAAATGTAACA